CAGACGAAGTGGATCAAGAACGAGGGGCGTGTCACCGCGTCGCAGGCGCTGGTGAACCTCGCGTCGCAGCTGAGCGGCCACGTCGTCGACGGCAACATCTCGGTCGACGAGGCGAAGTCGATCATCGACGGCGCCAACGCGGCGATGACGGCCCAGACCAACGTCGCCAAGACGACGCTGGACGCCGCCAACCAGGCGGCGCAAACCGGCGCAGGTCTGCTCAATCAGCGGGTCAGCTCGGCGACGGGTGCGCTGAACCAATTCGTCTCGGAGATCGGCAGCAACCAGAACATCATGCGCCCCATCCCCGGCCTGGGTGCGAACCTGGTCGGCGGTCTGAGCGAGTGGGTGACCGGGCTCGGTGGCGGACAGCCGGTGTACGACGCCGCCGCGGCGATGGTCAAAAACGCTTCACCCGAGATCAGCGGCAATCCGACGCTGGCAGGGCAGGCGTACCAGGTCCTGCGCGGTCTGATGGATCTCAAGGCGCAGAAGGACGGCACGCTCGGCCAGGGCGAGAAGCCGCCCGCCGGCGTCACGCCACCAGGTGGTGCGACCTCAGGGACCTCGGGGTTCACAGCCCCGGTGCCGCTACAGACCAACGTCAACGTGTCCCAGAACCTGAAGGCGCAGCAGCACGCCGCTGCGGTAGCCGCGGGGACCGCTGGTGCAGCGTCGACCGCGACGTTGAACGCGCAGGGGCTGATGGATAACCCGCAGGGGCGGGCGATGGCTGGTGGCCAGGTGCCGGTCGCGACTGTGTCACCGGTGACGAACCAGCCCATCACTGCGGCGCCGATGCCTGGTCAGTACAACCCCGCCTGGCAGCAAGGCATCCGCTCGGCGGTCGGCATGCCCGCGCCCCCAGGGACGGTGGTGGGCACCATTCCTACGGTGCCCATTCCCACGGCGCCGGTCCCGTGGTATCCCGGCGCGCAGTTCGTGGCCCCACCGATGGCGGCGTGAGATGGCAGAGATAACCAGCAAACAGCTCCAGGACGCGATCGACGCCTTCCAGAGCGCCTCGAGCGAGGGCAACCTCGCCAAGTTCCAGGAGGCGGTCCGCGAGTTCAACCTCAAGTACGCCAACGACGTAGCAGGCCTGTACGGCCAGAACTACGGACCTGGTCAGCCGGCGCCCATCGGCGCGGCGACGCTTGCGTCGGGCGAGGCAACCGGCTCGATCGGCTACATCCCTGGTTTCAGCGGCCTCAACGCGGGCCAGACGCAGAGCGAGCTGGCGCAGCAGGCGAGCACCGCGCAGGGCGCTGCTGGTCTGACCGGCTTCTACGCGGCGCCGTCCCAGTCGCGGTTCACACCAGGCACCTTCGTGCGGCTGGATCCGAACACCTACGACACGGGTACCTACGGACCGGTGCAGCTCAGCTACGTGCTGCCGAGCGGGCAGCTGCAGCGCGTCAACATCCCGCAGGCGCAGGCGATGGGCTGGAACGGCAACCTGTCGACGATCAACACCGTCTCGGCGGCGGAGGCGCAGGCGCTCGAGCAGGCACCGCCCACGCAGTTGCCGACGCAGACGCTGCAGGGCGTCTCCGCCTACGCCAACCTGAACGCGCAGGCGCAGAATGCGGCGCTGCAGCAGGCGGGCGTGACGGGCATGTACACCGCACCGGCCACGGTCTACGCGCCAGGCACCGACCTGATGGGGCATACGTTCCAGCAACTCGACCCGGAGGCGCAGCGTGCGTACTACGTCTCCAACGGCGGCGACTGGAACGCGGCGATGCAGAAATGGGTCAACGACTCCAACAAGCAGATCACCGCGTGGTACCAGCAGCAGGGGCTGCCTGTGCCTGGCCAGCCCGGTGCCCCGCAGGAGACGCTCCAGGCGCAAAACCAGTACTTCACCCAGGCCGCGGACCTGGCGAACCAGTTCGGCCAGTACTACGCGCCGAACATGCCCGGTGTCGCTGGCGTAGCTGGCACCAATATGCCCAACGTCGGACAACAAACGCTGGCGGCGCAGAATCAGTACTTCACTCAGAACCTGGATGTTGCGCAGCTCGCGGCCAGTCTGCAGGCCAACCCGTTCAGGCAGCAGCAGGTCCTCGGACAGGCGCAGCGCATCCTGGCTGGTCAGCCGACCGCCGGCTTCCAGGCTCCGAACACGGTCCAGGGCGTGGGTACCGCGGGTGGCAACCAGTACGGTGGGATGGGCTACCTGCAGCAGATGGTCGACGACATCAAAAACCCCACCCCGAACCAAACCACGGCGGACCAGTTTATTGCCAACACGCCGACGCCCAACAAAATCGACAGTACGTCCTTCCTGAGGGCCGCACCGTCAACCCAGAACATCCTGCTGCAGGCGATGCAGGAAAAGTACGGGATTGACCCCAAGGATGCGATGACGCAAATTCAAAACACCCTGCCGCAGTTCCAGGCACCGACCTTCGCCGGGACGGTCAAGAGGTAGCTATGCCGCTCAAGAAGTCCGCATCGCAGGCCGCATTCAAGTCCAACATCCGCGAGATGGTGAAGTCGGGACGTCCCGTCAAGCAGGCGGTCGCCGCGGCGTACGCAACCCAGCGCAGGGCGCGGCGCAAGAAGAGTGGCTGAGTCAGATCGCGGCGTCCACCCCGACCTGCTCGAGGAGACGCTCGAGCAGCGCGAAGAGGCTGCAGCAGCGCCTCCGCCGGAAGCGCCTGCAGGCCGTCGGTCTCGCCGTGCAGGGGCGAGACCAGCGGAGCCGCCACCCCCAACCGGCGGCGAAACCGTGGAGGGTGAGGACCAGGGGCCACCAGCCTCACCCGAAGCGGCCGAGTGGCGTACGGCGTGGAGCTCGGCGGCGACGCCAGAGGAAGCCTTCGCGCTGCTGGCCAAAAACCTACCGAGAGAAGTGCTCGCTACCGACGAAACGCTGAAGGGCTTCATTGGTTCGCACGCTGATAGGCAAGCCCGAGAGATGCTGCGTCAGCAGGAGCGCGACCTGGTCGAGCAGCGCAAGCGTGAAGCGGCGGCCGCGAACGACCTGTACACGCTCGGCGAGCTGGCCAAAAACGACTACGACCAGCAGGTCCAGAACGGCCAACAGTTCGCCTCCATCCAGCCGATGATGGACGTCATCGCGCGCTTTCAGCAGACGCTGCCGGAGAACCTCCAGCGTGAGGTCGCCGGCAAGACCTTCGGCGAGGGCAAACCCTGGAACGAAGGTCTGCAAGAATACCTGTCCTACCTGGTCGATTCCGCAACCAAACACCGCCTTGCTGAGCGGGAGTCTGCTCTGAGGAAATCGATCTTGAGCGAGATCAACGGCTCTGAGCCGGTCCCAGAACGCGAGGGTGGAACCCCGTCTCGCGTCCGTGTTGTGACCGACGAGCAGATCGCTGCAATGTCGCTCCGCGAGTTTGACGCTCTGTTCGATGAGAACGGGCATCCGCGACCGGGGGTGCAGCACAACAAGACGCGAGGCATCCCCCTGACACAACGCTAACGAGGGGGTTCCGCCAGTGGCTACTGGTGCAACTGAATTCGTCGACAAGACCATCGCCGATGGCGTCTTCTCGCCGGACGTGTGGAGCAAACAGGTTCTGCGCGCGACGGAGAGCAATCTGGTCATCGCCGCGAGTGTGAACCGCGGGTTCGAAGATGACGCGTCCGTCGGGAAGACGGTCAAGGTGGCCAGCATTGGCAACCTCGCCGCGCGGGCGAAGGCGGAAAACACCGCCATCGTGTACGAGACGGTGGCCGAGACGGCGACCACGATCACGTTGAATATTTGGACCTACGCTGCCCTTGGCATCGAGGACATCGTCAAGGTCCAATCCATCGTCGACGTCCAGAACGAGTACCAGCGCAAGCTCGGCTACGCGGTTTCGAAGGACATTGACAGTAAGCTCGCGGCCGACTTCGCCGGCTTCAGCCAGACCGTTGGCACGCTCGGCACCGCGGTGTCTGACGCCAACGTGCTGGCCGCCGTCAAGCTGCTGGACGACGCCGACGTGCCGCAAGACGACCGATTCTTCATCATGACGCCGGCGGAGAAGGTCGCCAAGCTGGCGCTGGATCGGTGGTCGAACGCGCTGTACATCGGCAACGGCAATCAGCCGGTCAAGAGCGGCACGCTGGGCGACATGTACGGGCTGACGCTGAAGATGACCACCAACCTGGTCAAGCCCGCCGCGGGCCAGGCCAACAACGCCATCTTCCACCGCGACGCGCTGGCGCTGGTCGTCCAACGCACGCCCAAGACGCACGTCTTCTACGACATCGACGTCTTCGCCTGGAAGCTGGCGGTCGAGGTCATTTACGGCCACCAGGAGATGCGCGACAACTTTGGCGTCCTGCTCAACGGAGCCAGCTAATGCCTGAGGGCGTCACCGAAAACGCGTTCATCGACAAACTGCTGGAGCAGACCGCTCCGGCGAACACCGCACCACGGCGGGGGGTCAACTACAACTACCCGCTGCGCTGGTACCTCAAGCCCGACGGCTCGGTGGTGCAGCTGCAGGGTGACCCCCAGAATCGCGCGTACTACGCCGACAAGGGTTTTCACGAGATGCGCGAGCAGTCCGGGCGGGACGGCGGTCCGTCGGAGGTCGAGCAGTACCTGACGGTGGAGTACCCCAAAATCCTCAAGGTGCAGCGCGACAAGGCGGCGCTCATCAACGCCATTCGGCGCGCTGGCGAACGCTACCGCGACCTGCAGCTCGAGGACACGTTCGACGACTACTCGGTTGAGGAGATTCGCGACTACCTGAAGCAAATCAAGGAAGAGACCGGCAAAGATATCCGCGTCATCATGCCGAAGCGCCAGGCGGCGCGCGAGGCCGCAGAGGACGCGCGGCTGATGGCCGGCGTCGAGACCAGCGAGTCGATGTCGATGGAGGGGCTCCAGGCCAAGCTCGAAGGCGGTCGCGAGCGGACCATCCAGGGCACCGGTTACGACCCGATCGACCAGGCGCGGCGGCGCGCGTCGCGTGGAGGAAGTGCAGCATGACTGAATCCCAGCCGGTGGCGCCGATCGTCGATCCGTCGCCGACCGCGGCGCCGATCGCCCTCAACAACCAGTCGCTCCAGGAGCTCATGACGGCGCACCCGGCGGCGGCATCGCCCGACGAGGTGCTGGCGCTCGAGCCGAACCGCTACGAGGATGCGACCAGCGGGCCCGACGAGCAGATCAGCCAGACGGCGTACGTCGAGATGACCAAGCCGGACGGCACCACGTTTCTGTCGCCCAAGGCCAACGTGCCGTACTACGAGTGGAAGGGCTACACCGCGGGCGCCGAGCAGGACATCCCCGACTTCGTGGGCTACCTCGAGGACCAGGCGAAAAAAAGTGCTGAAGGCGGAGGTGCCGCCGAAACCCCGCCGCCAGAAACGGCGTCGCCGTGAACGGAGCTGACATCGCGGCGCAGCTGGGCGCGGCGCAGGGCCTGTGGACACACACGCCGGTTGACTTCGCTGGCAACGAGGGCCAGGGAGCGCCGGCGGGGTACCCCGCCAACGCCGCGCAGGGCTACCTGGGCATGGGTACGCGACCTGGCGGCGCGGTGACCCAGAGCGGTCCAGCCGGTGCGCCGGTCATCACCGGCGTGCAGTTGTACGGCAACGTCGGCACGACGACCTGCGACATCATCTTCATCGTCAACCCCACGCCGACCGCAACGCAGGTCAACTACGGCACGACGCAGGCGGTCGCGTCCAACAAGGCGGGCACGGCGACGGCGGGCTCGCAGCTCGTCACGCTGACGGGTCTCACCACGCAGACGACGTACTACGTCACCATCCAGGCGACCAACGCCAGTGGCACCACGGTGACCACGCTCTACTCATTCAGGACGAAGTAGCCATGTTCGAAACCCCCGACCCCAATCCACCTCCCGAGCCAGAGGACGAGGATCAACCCGAAGCGCCGCCGCCCGCCGAGGCTGCCGAAGCGGCAGCAGGAGACCCTGCAGAGGACGAGGAAGACGGCAAGGATGACGAGCCAGGCAACGGACCAGAAGCTCGGTAGGCTCGCCTACGACGCGTACATGACGCAGATTGGCGATATGCACACGCCGTGGGACGAGTTGAGCGGCGGAGAGCAGGACGCGTGGATAGCCGCGGCCAGGACGATCGAGGCGCAGGTCATGGGTGGAGCATCCTGATGCGGCCTGCTGAACTGCTGGTTACCGCGGCGCACCGTGACGACTGTCGCTTCGGTAGCGGCTTCTATCGCATCACGCTCAAAGGTGGTGGTCTGCGCTACTGCCAGGCGCAGGAGGAAGTCGAGTTTGTGCATTCGCTGCTCGGGCCTGATCAGGTGGTGCGCGTCGAGCGCGACGGACACTGTCTGGACGGCGATCGTCAGGGCGACGCCAGAACGCCGGACGTCGTCGACGCTGAGACCTGGCTGAGCTGGCCACGCGAGCGGGCGATGCGCGAAGTTGGGCTCGAGAGTGAGGCGGACTACGCGCGTGTCTACAACCAGATCGAGGCGGCGGTGCTGCGGCGCGACAACCGCGCATCGCAAGGCGGCGTGCGCGCGTCCATCGTCATCAAGAAGCGGGGCCGAGCGGTCGTCGATGCTACGGCTCTTCCATAGCCACGGTCGCGACCACGCCCGAATGATTGCCCGCCGTAGCGACCACGATCGAGACGATGTCGCCGACGTTGACCGCTCGCCGATTGGGCAGTCGTCCGCCAGCAAAGCGTCCTGCCGCGCCGCCGGTGTGCGTCGGACGGTTGGTGGGGTCGGTCCAGATCGACACGTTGTTGACCTGCACGTCGATGATCGTCGTGCCCTGCCCGCCGGCAGCGGTCACGCCGGCGGCGACACTGCGGATCTGACCGTTCGAGACCGCGATCATGGCGGCGATGACCTGTCCGCTCGACACGTTGGTAGCGACAAAGCCGTTCAGGAAGCCCTGGATCAGCGTGGCATCGGCCATGCTCGGAGCGTAGCAGTGGCGGTAGGTCGCTGATGGCGCTGCCGTCGCTTCAGCCACTGCCGAGCGCTGATCTGCCGTCGGGGCAGTTGCCTCCGCTCGAGCCGCTGCCGCCGCTGAGCCCGAGCACGCCGCCGGCGTGGCAGGGACCGCCGGGACCACCCGGTCCGACGGGGCCTGAGGGGCCAATTGGACCTGAGGGTCCGCAGGGTGAGGTGGGTCCCACAGGACCTGAGGGTCCGCAGGGTGATCAAGGTATCCAGGGTCCGCCTGGCGGAGCCCCGGCGTGGAAGGGCGAGTGGTCGGGTAGCGTCGACTACGCCAGCAACGACGCCGTGTCGTTGAGCGGCTCGAGCTTCTACGCCGCGGGCGACCCAGCCCTCGGGACCGCGCCGCCGTCGGCGCCGTGGCAACAGATCGCGGCCAAGGGCGATACTGGCCCGACGGGCGCTGCGGGTCCGCAGGGTGTCCAGGGACCGCCAGGTGCGACGGGCTCGACAGGTCCGCAGGGGCCGCAAGGCGATACGGGCCTCCAGGGGCCTGCAGGGCCTGGTGTGACGACCGGAGGTACAACCGGTCAGGTCCTGACCAAGACCAACGCCGCGGACTTCGCCACCAACTGGCAGACGCCGTTCTCGCAGAGCGCGGCAGACGCGCGCTATCTGCAACTCACGGGTGGCGCGCTGAGCGGGGCCCTGATCAACGGCACGTATATGGAGATTCCTGAAATCGCGACGCCGGCGACCCCCGCGGCGGGCAAGATCCGCCTGTACGCCAAAGCAGACCACGGTCTGTATCTGCTCGACTCGACTGGTGCCGAGCGGCGGCTGGACGTGGTCACACTCGAGGGCACAAAGTCGTATGCCTAGCCTGGCCGAGTACCGCCGCAATCTCGCGGTCGAGAGCGGTCCGTACATCGGGCCCGAGTCGTACGACGTACGCGCCACGTCGGGCTCCGACGAAACGAAACTGGTGTGCTCCAACTACCCGATCACCTCTGGGCTGACGCAGAACGACCTGTACCGCGAGCGGCCGCTGTACCGCCCGTCGGCCGCGCTCGAGCAGGACCGCAACCGCTTCGTGATGACCTACGACCCGCCGACGGGCACCATCACGCCGGACCTGATCTGGGCGCTGTCGCCCCTGTTCAACACTACGAGCGCCAATACGTACGCC